TCCGAATTTTAATGTATTAGCCATATCTTAATTTATTGTGTATAATTGTGAGGTTGCCATTTCTAAAAATGAATCCCAAGATGTTAAATCTTCTAACTCTGCATCTGTTAAAGCCTTATTAAAGGTAATTAGTTGTTTAGTGTTGCCGTAGAAAGGAGAACCGCCTGAACCTGCATCAAATCTAATTGTGTTTAACCCACTTGGTGTAGTACCTAAATTAGAAGTGTCAATTTCAATACCATTAATCCATAAAGCAAAATCATTTAATTTATATTTAAAAGCTATTTTGTTATTATTAATTAATGTTGGTGTTCCAATAACTTCCCCCTGTGTAACCCCTCCATCTGTAACTCTACCATACATTGATGAGCCAAGAATAAATAATTGTACTCTTTCTGTTAGTTGATTAGAACTATCGTTAATAGTAATAACCCTTGTTGTTGAATCATCAGCTAAAGCACTCATTTCAAACATCAAAACACCCTCTGAATCATTAAACGTATCTGATGTTCCTGCTCCATTACAAGTCTCTGCTACACGAGTAACTGTTGAACCGCTTGTTGGTATGTAAGATGTTGGGTAAGAACCTGCTTCTAATTGTGGTATTGCCCAAGCCAAAGATTTACCTCCATCCTCGTTTCCATTACCTCCTAAACCTATTCTTATATTTCCAATATTATCAGATAATGGATTATATTGAAATTCTAAAATCCCATTTTCATCAATATCTGAAAACTGATAACTAACATCAATCCCAAAACCTAATATAACCACAATATAATCAGTAGGGTCGGCAACACACTCGTCTAAAATAAATTGTATTTTTAAAGTATGTTCTGTGTTTGCTAATATAGTTATTGTGCCTGTTTCTAAATAACTTCTTCCGGTTGTTATCTGTGTCTGTTTAACTGCTTTTTGCCCTTTATATGTCAATTGTTCATAAGAATAAGAACCTGTTCCAAAACCTATTAACCAACCATTCGGCTTTACACCACCATTAAAATCAAGTGTTGAATAAGGTATATAATTAGTCCTCTGCGGTTCTAACAAAAGAGAAGGACAATCTTGTACAACTCCATCTATTAATGGATAGTCAAGTCTTGGTACATTACTTGCTACAACTTCTATTAAACCATCTTTGTTTACCCTTGTTGCAGTAGAACCTCTTGAGAAATCAAAGTCCCCATCTGTTGTGTTTGGTATAACGCTATAAACCTTCGAGGCTTTGTAACCTGAAGGAATCATAACTAACCCTGCATTATCATATTTGCTCATATCTATTTAAGTGTTTTATTCATATTATCTACTAAACAAGCGTGGGCTTCCATTAGACCACTATCATTTGATACTCTTTTGTATAAAGCATTACCATCTCCTACAACAGTCAAGAAAATGTATTCACTTACCCAACTTTGATTGTATATGCTTCCCCAATCTATTTTGTTTATTCCTTGACCCCAAGCTATCATATAGATATTTTTTTAATTTAGTTATATTGTCTTTTTTTGGTTTATATGTACTCATATCTTAGTATTACAATACCCATCCTTGAAATGTTGCATCGTGGTCAGGGTGTATGTCATTATTAACATTGCTAGTGTACTCAGGAAAAGATGATTGGTTAAAAGCCATATAATCTACAAATCTTCTAGTATAGTACTCAGCTATATCTCTTTCCTTAGCAACTAGATAATCCACCTCATCCTTAGATACTGTCTCTGAATTTTCAGATGTATGCTTATATACACCACCATTCTTAATTGAGTAAGCAGCAAACGGCAAATAATCCACCATAGCAAAGTGAATAAGCATAGGTTGTACATAAGTATTAACCAAGTCTAAATAGTCTCCTGCTAATGTACCTGCTATTATATCAGCAGAGATTCTATCATATAGCTTAGAACCTAAATAGTTTTTAACGTGTATCTCTTGAGCAATCTTAATAAATTGTATAAACTTATCCGTGTCCACATTACCATCTATGATACTGTTTCTTACTAAGTCTGTTCTTGTTATAAATAATGCAGTAGCCATTTATTATCTCTTTTTTACAAATCCATTATTAGGCATATCTACAGGTCTAGTAGCCACTTTCTTATTGTTAGTCTCAGGTTTGAACCCTTCCTTTCTTGCTTGGTTTACACTTACCTCAGCTTTTGGACTTTTAGTGTCAGGATTTACTCCCTTAGCCATATAAGTCTTTCTCATCCAAAAGTGATGACAGTTGCCTCCTCCTTTATATAACCAAATATCATAAGTATTAGCACCGCCTTTACCCCATCCTGCATTGACTATCTTTTCTCCCATAGCCTCTATGTCCTCTTTACGATAAATCTTTTTAGCAGATACCATCTTCTGACAAAACTCCCTAGATACATTCTCTCCATTCTTTTCAGTAGTCTTTAATGGTGCGTATTGATACCTTACTTTGAATTTTAAGTCCTCTACTTGACCATCTTGCTCACTCTTTGCATTAGGTCTAGCAGAACCTGTACTAGCCAATCCAATCATCTTATCAAGAGTCTCCTCTTGGTCATAATCTACAGGTCTCTCATCTACAAGTTCCCACTCATCCAAATCCTCATCCTCTCCAAACTCTATCATAAAGTCTGCAATCTCATCATCTATTCTTGGTTTATCACTTGACATTTTAACACCAGTTTCTTCCTCTCTAGTTTCCTTGTCTACAACATTATCTAAGTCTGTAAACTCTAGTGGTTGTAAGGTCTTAAAGTATAGATTTAAAGCAATATTATTAAAAGCTAGTACTTTGTCAAAGGCATCTATTAAAAGTGTCTGAAATGGTCTTATAACGGTATTATCCATTAATGTAGAAGCCGTCTCTATTTCTTCTGCGTTGTTTCCTAATCCTGATGAGTCTTTAATACCCAAAAGCATAGGAGAAACTACCCTATGAGATACCATTATTTTCTTAGAACTCTCATCAGATAAGAATTGATATTGTTGGTGTGCATCTGACAGTTGTACAGGCTCAATACTAGCAGCAGTATCTGCATTGTCATTAAAAGAAAGTATAAACTTACCTGAGTTGCTAGAACCTGCAAATTTCTGATGTATCTTGTTTTCTATTAGTTGTCTCTCCTCCTCATTAGGAACTCCATTGTTGAAGTTAATTAACATAGAAGGTGCTAGACCATTCATAATATTGTTTAGGTGGTAGTTAGATATTTCCTCCTCTAGTTCACAATACTGTAACCCTCCCTGATAATCTACTGGGGAGTAGTAATAGAATCCTGCTCTGTAAGGCTTAACAAATAATATCTCAATAGCTTCCTTAGAGAAACCAAAAGCAGGCACTCTCTGAGGCTCATCAGATGGCTTTATTTTGCTCCAATCCTTAAAGTAATAGTAAGCCTCTATATCTCCATCTTCGTTGCACTTTTCGGCTCTTAGAGTCTCTACAGGCATATGCTCTACTTGTACAATCTTAGACCTATCCTTTGAATAGATTACTTGCATAGCACAACCCCCCATTAATTTAAGGTCATACACTAGCTTTCTAGTACAATCCTTAGTAAATAAGGTTTTCATTTGTGCATATTGGTCAGGCTTTCTGTTAGAATCAGTAGCATCTAAGCCTTTACCATAAATCATCTCTGAAATACCATTGATAATAGCGTTGTTTGTAGGAGAGCCATTATATCTGTCTATTAAGAACTGATAGTAGTTATTATCTCCACCATATGATACATAGTCTTTACCTCTAACCTCAGATACTTTAGGAGATGTATAAGTACTTAGATTCACTATACTAACCTCATTATGTACTTTTTTCTGTACATTTTTGTTTATAGCGTTCACTATATTGTTTTTTCTTTTCATATTATAATGTAATCATTGTCATAAGAAGTTTCTTCCTTATAAACATCTTTATTAACTGAATAGTAGCTATTTGTCTCTTGGTCTATCTCTTGATTAGTGCAAAAAATCTTATCTCTATATATTACATTAGTTCCATCTGTGATAGTCAAGTTATAGTATGTATTTTCTACAAGATTAAATATATCTCTTATAATCATATATCCCTTGTCATATAGATAAACCACATCTAACATACAATCATTTTCCTCATAAATACCCAAATCATCTATCACTCTAGTATAATAAGCATAACCATCTAAAAAACTACCTATCTCCGTTGTTTCATTAGTCTGTTCATTTCTAATAGTAACAACTATTCGCTCAGGGTAACTTCTTGGTATAACCCTTATCTTTTGCTTCTCTGTAGTGCTTGAAAGAATCTTCATATATATATAACGTATTAATTCTCTTGTTTTGTATTAAAAAACAAAAAAACCCCTCCGATTAAGGAAGGGTCTTATATTGTAACTATATTTTAGTTACTTATGCAGTTGGGTTTATTGGACTTCCTGAATCATCAGTAGGCTCATCACAAAAGAAAGGTGGTGCAGTCTCTTGTGCAGTTAAGCTAAGAGTGAATCCTGATAAGTCTCCCATTGCAGCACCAGTAGCAATAGTTCCTCCTGTTACCTCAGCACCGTGTTCTTTACCTACTAAGAAAAAGTTACCGTTATAGTCTTCTACAACTATTTGAGGTCTCCCTGCAGCTAATAATTTAATCTGCTCTTGGGTTGCTACATCTAAAAATGTAAAGGTAGCATTTAAAGTAGTCTCATAGAAAGTAGTTCCATTTTCTCTTGATGAGTTAATAGAAGTCTCTAAACTAGAGTTTCCTTTAATTTCGTATTTATAAAATTCTGCCGCAGCATTCAATGTAATTGAACCTGCTGATGGTGATAAAGCCGCCGTTACCGATGAGTAAGGAGCAAAGTAAATGTTTTTTAAACCACCTACTGCACTCTTACAAGGTAAAGCACGACCATTTGATACTGAACAAGCCATATGTTTTTTATGTTTTTTATATTAATAAAAAAAGGGCAGATAGGTCTTATATGGACTTACCTACCCCTTTAGATTGTTTATTTATGATTATGCAGGAGTATAAAGAACAATATCAGAACCGATACCGTACTCAACGCCACTTGTAAATCTCATAATTACACGTACATTCTGAGAACCGTCCAAATCTCCCATATCTAATACTTTAACCTCATTGTGGTCAGATAATAAACCAGTACCAAAGAATAAGTTAGATTTCTCAGCAGCCATCATAAAGTTGTCAGCTAATCCGTTAGCAACAAAGATTTTTACACCATCAAAAGATAATGCTCCGTTGTTCCACCATTGAGTTCCCTCAGCGTTCACACCGTTTGCTCCTAATCCTGCAGCAGCGAATCCTCCTAATGCTCTTACATAGGCTCTAGCTACGTTTTGAGATACATATAAGTATAAGTCTTCTTTTCCGTATAATGCAGATGGAATAGCATCTACTACTTTACCCATCTCAGCGATTACGTTGGCAGCAGTTACAGAAGTTCCTACTACATCAATTACGTCAGCATCAGCAGTAGCTTTAGTTACTAATCCGTCAAACTCTCCTGCGTTAGCAGTAACACCTCTCCAAATAGCTTGCTCAGTTTTCTCAGCAACTAATCCTGCAACGTGTGCAACTAAGAAATCAGCAAAAGATGGAGGTAAGTTGTCATATACAGAGATTCCCATTTGAGCAGCTTCCCAGTCAGAACGGAAGTCTTTTTTACATAACTCAAGGTTCACTTGGAACTCCTCAGGTTGTAAGATTCTCTCTGTTAAAGTAACAGTAGCAGTATCAGCAAAATCACAAGAAGCATCTTTGATTACGTTAGAATCAGTAGCGATTTTCTTGATTACTTCTTTGTACTTTACGTTTGGTTTAACTGTGATACCACCATTGTTTAGGGTAGCACCTGATAATAAAGCAGCAGCAATATATTCATTTGCAAAACTGCCTGCAAAAGTAGTTGTAATGTCGGTTGTTGTAGCCATTTTTATTTAGTTTGTTTTATTTATTAATGTTAGATATTCTTGCAAATACTCTGTCCTGAATAGACTGTGGTCTGTTGTTACCAAATACCATTTTCTTGGTTTGTACGTTAGCCTCAGGATTGTGCTTTAATGGTGCAGCAGCAGGTTGTGAGGATAGTTCCTCTTTTACTTGCTCCTCTACGGCAGCCATTTCTTCCTTATCTTTAATCATAGCTTTGATTTCCTCAATCATTGCTTTAACCTCAGATAATTCTTCTTTAGTAGCATAAGACATCTCCTCTTGAGCAGCCTCTACTTCTTCTTCTACCACTTCTTCCTCAGCAGCAGCTTCTTTAATCTCTTTAATGATACCCTCAGACTCTACAATAAGAACCATTCCATCCTCTAAAGAATATTCTCCAACTGGTAAGGCAATTTTATCCTCCTCAGTTACGATAAACACTTCAAATTCAGGAGCGAACTCTTCTGCTTCAATGATA